TTAAACCTCGTAGTTGGGATGGTTCAACACCAAAAATAGTTACTGTTAACAAAGTGTTAGAAGCTAAAGAATGGTTGAAAGAACAATTAGAAGACCAACTTAATAAATGTTGTCAAGATTGTGAGGGCTATACTTCTTTTGGTAATGATATTAGTAAGATAAATAAACTAATCGATGAAGCATTTAACATAGGTGACAAAGAATGAAAATATCAAGCATTATAAAAGATTTTAGTAAAGAAGGTACGATTCTTGATTTGTTTGGTGATAGTGGAAGTACTCTTATAGCGTGTGAACAATTAAAGCGTAAGTGTTATATGATGGAATTAAGCGAAGCGTATTGTGAAGTGATTTGTCAGCGTTGGGAAAAACTAACGGGTAAGGAGCGGACTAAACTGTGAATGAACAGAATTTAATTCCCATTAAAACCAAGAAAGAAGCTAGAGAGCTTGGGAAGAAGGGGGGGCTGAGTAAAAGCCCTAAAAAGAGTATAGGAGCTAAACTAAGGTGGTTAAGGGAAAGAGGAGCTAAAGATGAGAGTGCAAATACGCTTATACAAATGTTTGACAATAAAGATATTACTAGGCTTGATATATTAGCAGTATTACAAAGGTGGCAGAGTAAAGCGTCTACGATTCAAGAAGCTATGATGGTTGCGAGAATGATGCTTGATTGGAGTAAACAAGTTCACGGTACGGAAGCGATCGGAACTCAAGTAAATATTCAAAATAATACTGGCGTTAATGTTGATGAGCATTTGTATGCTGTTTATAATGAAGGCTTAAAGAGGGATAAACAATTAGTAAAAAAAAGAGTAAGAAAGAAGTCCTAGAAGGATGGATAAGAAATAAAGACGCTTGGGCATTATGTAAGAATTACTTTAAAACAGATATAACGCCTACTCAAGCAAAGATAGTAAAGACTATCGCATTTCGTTTAACTAAAAAATTAGTGATTAGTTGCCTTACTAGGTATGGTAAAAGTTGGTGTGTAGCTCAAGCAGTATTATTATATGCTAAACTTAACCCTAATAAACGAATATTATTAGTGGCTCCTACTCTTGATCAGACTAAGATCATTAGAAATTATATCAGTAGTTTTATTCTTGAGAATGAAGAAATGAGTTGTATGGTAGATGTGGCTATGACTGGACTTGACAGATTAAAGAATGAAGTTAGTAAAAAGCGTATCACATTAAACAATGGAACTGAAATAACAATTCTAAGTGCTGAAGGAACAGGAGACAGACTTATGGGATTTGGTGGGGACTTAATCATTGATGATGAAGAATGCTTAATTAAGTATCAAACTTACCAAGAGAAGATTTCTAGAATGACAGGTGACAGTCCTGATGCAATGAGAGTAAGCATTGGTAACCCTTGGAATCGTAATAATCAAATGTGGGATTTTTGGACTGATCCAAGTTTTACTAAAATTCATGTAGGATATAAGGTAGCATTGAAAGAAGGAAGAATTACTCAAGAGTTTATAGATGACCAAAGACGTTTAATTAACCCGATCACGTTTAAAGTATTATATGAAGCTGAATTTCCTGAAAATGCTGAGGATAGCTTAATTGATTATAATTGCATAGAAGAAGCTAATAATAAAGAGTTTGGTTTTGCTAAGGGAAGACCTTTAAACATTTTAGGTGTAGATGTGGCAAGATATGGATTAGACAGTACTGTTTTAACTCACGTTCAAGAATTAGAAGGTAAGTATCAATTAATCAAACAATATGTGTATAATAAGATGAATACAATGCAGACAGTAGGTAAAGTAAGAGATTTACATAATAAGATTGGCTTTGATAGCATTAATGTGGATGTTTGCGGTTTGGGTGCGGGAGTAGTTGATAGATTAAATGAAGAGGGTTTAGGTGTTGTTGAAGCTAATTTCGGTCAAGGCCCTACTAAGTCTTTTGAAGAGTCTAGCATTGTTAGTAGTCAGAAGAGTAGGTATGAAGATCAAACTAGGGCTATTACTCATTTGAATAAGAAGGCTGAGCAGTATTTTAGGTTGGCTCAATTATTTGAAGAGGGTAAGATTAGTATTAAAGGGTGTGATGCGAATCTTATTGATAACTTGCGTAAGATGGGTTATGAGATTACAAGCGGTGGTAAGACTAAGATTGTTGATCCTGAAGATGGTAAGAGTCCTGATTATGGTGATAGTTTAGTGTATGCGTGTTGGAGTGAAGATAACGAGGTGGTGATAGATTGGTAAAAACAGGAATTAGATTTAAATTTAATACTAAATGTATTATGTGTGGAAATAAGATATGGGATACTCCTCCTAAAGCATTTAAAGATTCATATTTTAATGAAGATATGTTTGAAACTAAACTTTGTTCTAAATGTGGGAGGGATGATTAGATTGGTAAATAATTTTGAGTTGTTAAATTGTCCTAATTGTCCTACTAGGCATTATAGTAGGGGGGATAAAAGGCCTAATAGTTTAGGAAAGTTTAAGGTTTATATTACGAATACGAATTGGCTTATTTTTAAGTGTGTTAGGTGTAGGGAACGTTTTAAGTATAAGTTTATTGGTAGTAGACTTACAAAGGCAGATATGACATTTGATGAGGTGAATGATGTATAGTGAAGTGAAGAAGGCATTTTTGTTATGTCCTGATTGCGGTAGTGAGTTATTGGTGTTGGAGGATATGGTGTTTTGTCAAGTTTGTTCAAAGCAAGTAATACCTAATTAAAATGATAAGTGATATTTGTATGGAGGATTTAACTCCAGCAATTAATTTATTAAAACAAGGTTGTGGGTTTGTGGAAGTCCACTTGGAGGAAGAAGAATGAAAACTAAATATCGAGTGATGATTATGATCCTGATGTTATTAATTATGGTAGGACTAATCGTATTTCAAGCAGACAAAAGAGTAGACATTGCAGTAAACGGATTAGAATACTTAAAAGCAGGAGCTAACATATGAGTTGGCAAATAATAACAATAGCCATATTAATATTTGTATTAGGATATTATGTGGGGAGAAGTGCGGCAATAACAGAAATTACTTGGGTGAATAACAAATGGAACACGAATTTAAATGGGACGAAGAAGCGAAAGAATTAATTGAGACAAGAAAAGGCGACGAGTTAGTAGATGGTAAACAACAGAAGGTGGATGGACGATTTGAGAACGTAACTATTTATCCTGAACATACTGCTCGAGATATGATTAAAGAACTTGAAAGACAAATATATGATATGGACTTACAAGCAAGTATTATTAAAAAGACTATTAAGAATGTCAAGAAAGAATTAGGGCCAGTTGATAAAACCTTTTGGGCTAAGTTTCAAAAGTGTGCTAGTAGAATGGCATTGAAACAAAAAGAGGATGAACTTAAGAATAATTCAGGTTCTAAGGTTGACGTGCTTAAACAGTTAAATGAAGTGAAGGAAGCTATGGGTGATGCATTTTAAAAATAAAGGGTTTTATAAAGTTTAAAATGTCATATTAACTGTATGTTCATTAAATCGCACTGTGACTAGTTTTTAAACGAACTTTATCACCCCTTTCCCACTCCTAACCCGAGTGGGTTTTTTATATTCCAATGGGTTTCAAAGATATTATATCAAAAGCGTTTGGTAACAAAGAAGATGTTAGTGTTAGCGAGAGTACGGAGAGTTCTGCTGTTATTGATATGAGTTTAGCTACTGATCGTGGTGCTGGTGTTTTTAAAGCTTACATTCCTAATTTCTTGTATAAACCTCCTTATGGTTATCCTCGTAATGTTAATACGCCTCAGCTTAAAGTATTAGCTAAGAATCCTTATATTTTTTCTGTGATTAAGACTATTTGTGATGAGGTAGTTTCTTGTCCGTGGGAAGTTAAAGTTAAGGATGAATTTCAAGATGACGGGAAGGATTACAGTGAAGATATTAAGGCTACTACTCGTTTCTTAAAGAATCCTAATGGTAATGCGGAAAGTTTTGAACAAATATTACGTCAAGTAGTTACGGATATTTTAGAGACTGACAGTGGTATTATCACTAAAGTTTTTAATTCTAATGGTGACTTACAACACATTTTTGCTAGAGATGGAAGTCTTTTCTTAAAGAATCCTGACATTTATGGTTATTTAGGTAATAGAGCTGACTTCGTTCCACCTATGGTTGATTCGATGGATGTACCTATTAGTTTTGAGACTCCTAGTGAAATGCAAATGGAAGTTATTAAAACGTATAATGTATTGTTTAAGGATCAAGCGGCTTACTTCCAATATGGTTGGACTGCAGGATCAATGCCTGTTCCTTTTGGTAAGAAGGAAATTATTTATTTCATGCAGAATCCTAGAAGTGATAGTATTTATGGTAGGAGTCCTTTAGAGGTTTTATCTCAAGTTATTCAGACTTTAGTGTATGGTAGTGAGTTTAATCTTGATTTTTACGTGAATAATAATATGCCTGATGGAGTTATATCCTTAATGGGTGCTAAGAAAGAACAAATAGCTGCGTTTAGGGAAAGGTTCGATAATAGTTATCAAGCTAATGAAGATGAGTTTGGGAAAAAGAGGAAGAAGAATTTTAGCGTACCTATCGTGAGTACTAAGCCTGAGTTTGTCAGCTTTCAATTAAGTCCTAAAGACATGGAAGTTTTAGCACAACAAGAATGGTTTATGAAAATAGTGTGGGCGTGTTTTGGAGTAACAGCTAGTGAAATGGGTTGGACTGAGAATAGTAATAAGAGTACTGATGATAGTCAAACTCAAGTGAGTAAAAGAAAAGCTATACAGCCTTTACTTAAGGTTTTAAGTTATAGTTTAAACACTCAATTAATGCCATCGTTCTTTAAAGATATTGAATTTGATGACTTCCGTAACGTTCCGTTAGAGATCGTTTTTGATCATTATGACGCTGATGAAGATAAAGTAAAGCACGACTTATTAGAACAAGAAATAAGAATGGGTGTTAAGACTTCTGAAATGGCTGCTGGAGAGTTAGGAATTAATGTAGCGGAACTTAAAGAGAATAAGTTAGAACAGGCCGAGACTGATATGGCTAAGTTTGAACAAGAACAAGGTTTCTCTCAAGGTGCTAAAGATGAAGATCCTAAAGGAGATAATCCTTTTGCTAAGAAAGATGAGTCCGCTAAAGATGATAAAAAGAAAGGTTTTGGTGATAAAGATAAAAAACCCGAAGAGAAAGCTCAAAGTAATCCTAGTCCATTAAAAGATATGGAAAAAACCATTGATGAAGTGGGTAAGCAATTAATACAATTAGTTGATCGAATACCTGACGATGAATACACAGAATGAAATGGAATCAAAAAATATTATTACTGCAATCACGCAGAAATTAATCAATATATTTAGTTTAAATAGTTTATTCCCTAATCTTGAAGGGTATCTTTCTAAAGAGTATAAAAAGGGTATGGAAAAGACTGAAATTCAGTTTGAAATGAATTTTGTGCCTAATGATAGGGATTTAGGTTTCTTAAAGGAGTATGCTAACCAAAATGTTACTAATGCTACTGATAGTCTTGGTGAGGAATTGCGTGGAGAAATTAGTAGGGGTATTTTGAATAAGGAAAAGATTTCGCAATTAAAAAAGCGTATTAAGGGTACGTTCAAGGATGACAAATTTAATAATCGGTTAAAGACTGTATTGAGAACTGAGGGATTAAGAGCTGAGAATTTGGGTTCCTATGAAGGGGCTTTGCAGTCAGGTTTAAAGCTTAAAAAGTACTTATCTATTATTATGGATGATCGGACGAGTGAGATTTGTAAGAAAGAAAATGCTAAATATGGATCTAAAGAACAGGCTATTGCTATGGATAAGGATTTTATAGTGCGTGTTAAGAATAAAACGTTTAGGGCATTGTACCCTCCGTTTCACCCTAATTGTCGGACTGTTATAAGGTTTGTGAGGGTTAAAGAATGATTTTCGTTATTGATTGGCATTTCTTTCAAATGAGGTATTTAGTTAAGAACACTATTTTTGTTAAGGAAGAGAGTGATCGTTGGGAGTGTTATACGTTTGATGATAATGCTAAGGTTAAGTGTGTGGTTGCTAAGACTAATGCTGAGGCTGATATAATGTTGGTTACTCGTTTTTTTGCGGATAGGCCTAATGTGATTAAGGTTGAAGATGTTGAAATGCATAAGGGATTTGTTGAGTCTGATGAGGATTATAGTGATCAAGTTGAAGAAAGTAATACTTAAATCAGAATATGAAGATAAAATGACGCTTACGATTAATGATGATTTAAGTGGCTTACTATATTTACGAGTAGGTGCTGGTAGTAAAGTAGAAACAAAATAATAATTAAAGGGTTTTATAAAGTTTAAACTGGTTATTAAGAGGTATAGATACTATGATAAACAATATAAAATGGAATGAAGCGAAAGAAATCGCATTAAAGTCCGATAAGGTCAGGGATTATTCTTACATCAAAAAAGTTTACAACAAATTAATTGCTAAAAGCAGTTATACTTTCAGGACAGAACAGTTCGCGTTTGAAATGAAAGGTGGAAAACATTACGTGACTGGTTACATTTCTAATACTGAAAGAGACGTAGTAGATGATATTGTTACTGAAAAAGCATTGAAGAGTATGCTTAAACAAATCAATGAGAGTACTATATCTCTTGATTACGAACACGAAGCGTTTAGGGATGACCCAACGATTCTTCCAGCAGGTAAAATAATCGAGGCTAAGATTGATGATCGAGGATTATGGGTTAAGGCTGAAATAAATAAAAACTCTCCTAAGTTCAAGAGCTTATGGGGTAGTATTAAAGGCGGATTCTTAAAAGCATTTAGTATAGCTTTTAAACCGATTAAGGTTATCGAAAAAACTTTAGTTGATGGTACAGTCCGTTTAATTGAAGAATTGCAATTACTGAATGTAGCTATAACTGCGACTCCTGTTAATCAGAGTGCGGTCATTAGTGATTATGGTATGAAAAGCGTTATGCTAAAAGCAATTAACGAGGTAAAAAATATGGTAGATGAAAAAATTGAGAAACCAACTGAAACTCCTGTAGTCGAAGAGGCTAAAGTAGAAGAAGTTGTCGAAGCTGTAGTTGAAGAAAAGGCTGATGCAAAACCTGCAAAAGAAGATTCTGAAGAAGACAGTGAAGAAGAAGATAAGAAAAAGAAAGATGCTAAGGTTGAAGAAAAGTCTGTGATTGCAGAACTTAAAGCTCTAAGAGAACAAGTTGAAGCACAAAGTGTTGAACTTAAAGATCTTAAAGAAAAAGGAATTTTCAAAAGTAAAACTCCATCACAACCAATAGTACAAAAAAGCGAAGAAGTAACAGACCTTCTTTCCGCTATATAGAGGTAGAATAAAATGACAAATGTAAACGTAGGAAACGCTTATGCATCTAGCTTTGGTAACTTACCATCGGGTACGGTTTATCAAAAGGCTGATTTGAAAGGTTTAAAAGGAGAAATGGAAGTAGATATGAGAGGAGCTTTAAACGAAAAAGCTAAAGTTGGTATGAAGGCATTAACTTCAACAACTGGCGGATCAGGTACAACAGGATATGCTTTAGTACCTATTTATGTTGATCCCCGAATCATTGATACAACTAGAAAATATACTCCATTAGTAGAATTAGTTCCAAGAGTAACTAATATGGGAACTACTGCTGATTATAACAATATTACTGCAAAAGGCGGAGCTATTACAGCTTTAGAAGACGCACCTCTTGCTGAAACTAATACAACTTATGACAGATATTCTACAAGCATTAAATACATTTATGCTGTTGGAAGAGTAACTGGGCAAGCTGTTGCAGCTATTCCATCTTACATTTTAGAAGGAATGAGTGCTAGTGGTTCAACTGGAGCTTTTGGAAATCAAGGAGCAACTAATGCTAAACAACAAGAAGTTTTAGTTAAGACTCGAGAAATCCGAGAAAAAGAAGAAAGTTTAATCGTTAATGGTGATGCTAGTACTGACGCTACACAATTCTCAGGAATCGTAAAGCTAATGACTACAACTAACACTGTTGCTAAAGGAACAACTGCTTTAGGACTTGCAGACATTAATTTAGCTATTCAGTATGCTTTCGATGATGGTGGTAGACCTAACTTAGCTGTTTGCTCTTCAGGAGTTTACAACGACCTATTAGGATTATTGACTGCAAAGATTGGATATATGCAACCAGTTCAGCAAGTATTTTGGGGATTCTCAACTATTGTTTTAAACACAATGGTAGGACAAATTCCAGTTATACCAAGTATGTATTTATCAAATGCTAGTGGTTCAAAAGCTATGTATTTCTTAGATATGAGCGTTGTTGAAATGAGAGTTTTACAAGACTTAACTTATGAAGACCTTGCTAAAACTAACGACAGTGAGAAATTTATGCTTAAAATCTATGAAGCTTTAATCATTAGAAATACAGCATTTTGTAGTTCAATCACAGCAATTAGTGCATAGAGATATGTACTATTTTTTTCTTTCTTTTTTTTGAAAGGAAATGAGGTATAAATATGGGAGCAACAAACACAAATGTAAGTGTAACTCAAATACTACCACAAGCTGGAAGTGATTTGAAAGGTTACAAATTAGGATATATAGATAGCGAAGCGAAAGGTGCACAAAACGATACTTGGACTGTAAAGAATGCAACAAATATCTTATTGGCTTGGCCGACACTTGACGCAACAGGAGCTTCAGAACTCCATACGATATCAACAAATATTATTACACTAGCTGGAGCAACAGGAACGGCTTGTAGTGCAATGATATTATATAAATAAATTAACGAGGTATAAAATAAAATGGGAGCAGTATCAATATTAAAATCTTGGGAAGTAGTCCCAAATAGTGGGTTAAAGTCAGTATTAATTACTTTAGCTAATACTACAGACGCAGCTGATACAGTTGCAATAACATTGGCAGATTATGGAATTAGTGCTACAGGTTTATTATCTGTGGAAAGTTGGGTTCATACGGTTGATGGAAGTGTTATAACAACAGAACTAAATACTTGTGCTGTAAGTGCAGGAGTTTTAACCGTTACTATTGTGGCTGGAACTGATAACGATTCAAGAGTTATTCAAATCGTTGGAAGAGCTGACCCAGGAGTATTCGCTTAAAATGGTTGATATTTTACAGGCTTATGAGATAGTTCCTAATGCAAGTTTGAAAAAGGTTGTTTTTATGACTCCTAATACTACTGATGAGAACGATACGTTCACGGTAGTTTTAGCTGATTATGGAATTAATCCAACTGGCCTTCTTACTATTAGAAGCTGGGTTCATACAACTGACGGGAGTATTATCGTAACTGATATAGCTACTTGTTCGGTAACAACTGGAACTGCGACTATAACTTTACAAAGTGCTAATAATAATGCACCGAGAGTTGTAGAACTTGTAGGAAGAGCTGTGCCAGGAGTATTTGCTTAAATACTTTATTTTTTTATTTTTTTTATTAATTTATTAACATTGTGAGGGAAAAAGAAAATGGCTATGACAACAAATATGGTAAATGAAGTGAAGACATCTCAAGCTCCTAGTAAAGACGATCCCGTGGGAGAGATTAGGAAAGATGCAGATGGTAAATTATATGTTTATATTCCTAAAGTGAATGAAGTGAAGGAAGTTAAAGAGAAGAAAGTTAAGAAGAAAATCAATTTTGACTTAAATGGCGATGGTGTAGTGGATAAGAAAGATGTTTCTATTGCTGCTACAGTTATGAGAACGATTAGGAGTAAAAAATGAGTGTTGAAATAAGGCGAGTAGTAATCACGAGTGATGCTAGTGGTGATGTAGTTGAAACTATTCCGTTATGTAATGGAGTAGTGTCTTTAGTTAAAGTAGTAAATGATGGTACTGCAACTCCAACAACGTTATGGGATTTAGCTATAACTGATAGTAATGAAACAGCAATTTATACAAGTACAACTATGAGTATTGCGGCTGACACGATTGCAATTCCAAGTATTACGGGAGTTGGCGGAAATACTGATTTTAGGTTAGGAGTTGTTGGAAGTATTAAAGTAACTGGTGCTAATATGGGTGATTCAAAAACAGCTACTGTAATAATTTATTTAGAGGTTTAAAAAATGCCTTATTGTACTTATGAAGAAGTGAAGTCAGCGATTAATTTTCCTGCTACAGGAGCTCCTGTTAGTGATGCGGATATTACTCAATTTATATACTATAGTCAGGAAGAGATTGAGCAATTATATAATACTAAGTTTGGAAGCGTTGAACAGAGTGGAACTGCTGATGGTGATTATAGTACGACAACTTTAAGTCTTACAACTCTTGCTATGACTACTGATGATTATGTAGGGTATGTATTGTGGATTTATGGCGGAACTAATGCTGGTGAGTACAGAAATATAAGTGCGAATGATGCTAATAAGATCACAGTTGATACGGCATTTAGTGCGGCAACTGATGTTACGAGTGAGTTTAGAATTGTTAAATTAGGGTATAAAGAGGAGACTATGGATGGAACTGGAACGGATACTTTGTTCACTTACAGTTTCCCTTTAATTGCATTGAACTCTTTAAGTATTAATAGTGTGAGTGTAACGCCTAGTTATGTTTATCAATATAAAGATAGTGGAAGATTATTATTGGGAAAGAGTGGTGCTGAAGCTACTTATTTTAATGATGCGGAACCTCAATTAGTGGATCTTACTTATGTTTATGGAGTGTATCCTATTCCACCTATTATTAAACGATTATGTATTTTATTAGCGGGAATTAGAACACTTAATGCTAAGATTGGCGGTTCATATAAAGATTTTGCAACGATTAGTTTGCCTGGTGGAGTTAGCGGAAGTAAAGGACAACCGTATGTTAATCTTAAAGCGGGTGCTGACCAACTTGGTAAGGAAGCTAAGAATATTGTTGAACAGATTTATAGACCTTTCATTTTAGTTGAACAGGGTTGAATTTAAATGGTAATAACAAACTTTTTTACGCCTGAGGATTTTGAAACAATACTGGAAGACTTTGGTAGATTGTTAATTCACGTGCCTGTTACTAATACGATTTCGAATGTTAGTGGTGCGGAGATTGTTAGTGAAGGTACGCCTGCTGTGATTGAAGCTTATTTTATGAGGTCTAGTCAGGCTTGGGATTTTGAGAAGGCAGGTTTTGTTGAGAAAGGGGATTGTGTTTGTTTAAGTAAGTATGCTGATACTGTTGAAATGGATGATTTTATTTATGCTGATGGCACTAATGTTACGATCACTGCTATTGATGGTGATGCTACAACTATTACTGTTACTGCAGTTGGTCACGGTCAAAGTGTTGGTGGGGAGATCATTATTGTTGGGACAACTAACTATAATGGATTATATACTGTTGCTACTGTTCCCGACGCTGATACCCTAACTATTACTGATGCAACTCACGATTTAGATGCAGAGACTGATGGACAGATTAACAAGGGTTTTATAAAGTTTAAAATCAAAGAAAGTTTTAACGTAACAGGTATTTTTGACAATACAGGTGGAGACACAAGTTTCGTTTATACTGCGAATAATTTGTTCCTTTATGAAGATGGTTGAAATAGATATGGAAGACTTCAATACAAAGTTGAACAAAGCTATGAACATCATTGGAATTGAACTTACTGAAGCATTAAAAGAAGAATTAGATAAAAAACACGGAAAAGATACTGGAAAGTTACAATCCAGCATTAGATATTCAATACAAGGCGATGAACTTACTATTAGTATGGCTGAACACGGTCGATACTTAGAGTTTGGAACTCCACCTCATTTCCCGCCCGTAGAAGAACTTAAAGGTTGGTGTGCGAGAAAGTGGGGCGACGAAAATCTTGCTTATGTGTTGGCGAATCATATAGCTAAGTTCGGAACAAGACCATTTCCATTTATTAGAAGTACTGTAAAAACACAGTCTAAGAAGATTGTTAAAGAAGCATTGATTGAAGCGTTTAAGTAAATAACCAAGAGGTTTAAATGACACAAATAAGTATATTTGATATACGACAGGAACTTATAAACAGGCTGAGAAATGCTGACTTATTTTCTATTGCTACTCGTGGAGTCACAGCTGTTGTTGATGAATCTCACACGGCTACTCTTACTGGTGCTGAAACGTTTACTATGACTAATTCTAACGTGAAGAATGTTAGGAGTGTTAGTGTAGAAGGTGCCGAAATAACTTATGGAGATGATTACACTCTAGATCTTAATGCTAATACTTTTACTATAGCATCAGTTACTTTAGATGACGCAATTCTTATCACTTATGATTATGGAACTAATGATAGATTATTTCCTGATTTTCCCCAACCTCACTTAAAGATTGGTGATTTTCCCCGAATAGGATTTGACACTATCGCAGGTAAAACTGACGAGATTGCTTTGGGTGGCGGTAGTACTCAGACTAGTTATACAGTAAGTGTCGTAGCTTATAATCCTAATCAAGATCACTTAGAAGAATTAATTGCTAGTATAAGAAGTTTTTTTATTAAGAATAAGAAGAGTTTCTATTATTTCAATTTTATTACTCCTACTGCAATGGGGCCTGTATTAGTTAGTCCTTTTGGCAATAACAAAATATTCCAGCGTAATCAAGATTTCGAAATTCCTTTTGTTTACGAGGATACCTTATGAATAATACTAATTACGAAATTAAAGGCAGTAATGTCATAGAAGTTATTACTACAAGTAATACACAAGAACGTATAGTTAGCTCTTCCACAATCCAAAATAAGATTAGGAAAACCGAGCAGTACCTAGCCAACTTACATAAGCGGTTGGAAATCATTAATAAATTAGAGGTAGAAAAAAATGGTAACACCTAATTGGGGAAAACAAACAACCCCCCTTGAAGATAAAAAAGAAAAGAAATCAAAGAAGAAAAACACTAAGGAGAGTGAAGAATAATGGCTAAAACAGTATATAATGGATTTGGAACATATTTAATTTACGCAGAAGATACAGCATTTGGAACAGCAGGAGTGCCTGCTGGTGGAGCTTATGTTGATAAGACTGCAACAACAAGTTATACAATAACGAACAATTTGATCAGGGTTCACGGTATTGGTGAAGGAAGAGATGCTACTAAAGTAGTTAGTGGTGGATTGGATGTTACGGGAAGTACTGAGACTGAATTTACTGATCCTGATTTCTTACAATATTGCGTTATTGGTTTAAGAACTGGTGCAGGAACTATTGCAAGTCCTTATCAGATTTCTGAAGTTGAAGCTTTAGGATACGCGGCGACTGAAGTTAATACTCTTACTCTTGAAGTTGGAGCTACTGGAACTACAGCTGATGTTATGACGTTTGATGGTGCAGCCGTTAATAGTTGGACTTTAAGCGGTAACGTTGATGAATCTGTTAAGATGAATTTTGATTGGGTTTGTAGACAAGGAACTAGTAGTACGTCAAGTGAAACTTATGTACCTCCTGCGAATAGGCCTTTAGTTTGGACTGAAAGTACTTTAACTCTTGGTGGAGAAACTGTGGGAGAAGTTACTGCGTTTGAGATTACTAGTGAGAATAATTTAGGTATTTATAGAACGATGGGTAGCAGACTTATTAATCAACCACAAGCGGGCGTTAGAAGATATGATTTTAGTATTACTGCAAAGCTTCATTCTGATGATGCAGCAAGTACGGTTAGTGGAACTGAACTTAGAAGTTTAGCTATGGCAGGAGACTTAACTAGTGTTGCTTGTGCAGATATTGGAGGATGGGCAGGTAAAGCTTTATCTTTTATTATATCTGAAGGAGGGGTAAGTGGGGACAGAGTTGTTTCATTCAAATTTGAAAATGCGTTTATTGAAAGTTTTAATCCAACTTTTGCTACAGAAGACAGCACTATTGAAGTTAGTGTTGCAGGATTCTTTTTAGCAGGATTAGAAGATTCAGGAAGTAAAGTACCTATCGAATGGTATACAGTAGCTTAAATTTGAGGTAAAATAAATAAAATGAAAACTATAAAAGTTAAAGAAGGCGAAGTCCTATTAAGACCGCCACTAGGGGGAGCTATTCAAGATGCTCTTATTAAAGGAAGTAGTAAGAATGGAGCGAACGAAGCTGAAATTATGGTAGAATTAATACCTAATATGATTCATTCACACCCATTTGGAATTACTCCAATTAGAACAGCACTTAGAAAGATGGAGGGTGCAGATTACCTGGCTATTTTGAAGGGTGCTAAAGAATATATACAACCTTTATTTGGAGACGATACCGAAAAAAACTTAGAAGAGCCATCGGAATCAAGTACGATTCAAAAAGAAAACTCTGGCGAGTAAGCGTTACTCAGTCTGATAACGGATGGCTAAATTTTCAAATACAAAAGCTTCAATGGTATAAAGTGTTTGGTTGTAATCAACGTTTCGAGGAACTTCCTTTTAATGAAACTCAATTGTTGATGTTCATTAATAGTTTGTTAAACGATGCTGAGATGGACGCTCAAGAAAAAAATAATAAAAAATGAGACCAAATGGCAGATGATGTAACACTTAAAGTAAAGTTTGACACGAAAGGAGTAGCTTCAGCTGGAGGAGGCGGAGGCGGATCTAAAAAAGGCGGTGGCATTATGGGGATGTTTAAGAAAGGTGGCGGAGGAGGCGGTATGGGTGCTCTTGGTGGTATTGCTAAGATGGCTACTGGTATTGGTGTTGCTCTTGTTGCTTTGGATGCTATTAAGGCAGGTATGAAAGCTTTGGTGAATGCGAGTCCTAGATTACAGCAGACTTTACAAATATTTCAGAAGTCGTTAATGATTTTTTTAAGACCTATTGGTGATGTGATAGGTAATTTATTAAGGCCTTTGGCTTTGATTCTTATGCGTACGAGTATTGAGTTTTATAAGTGGATGAAGGTAGGCCCTGGTTCTCAAATTATTGATTCTATTAAAGAAGCTTTAGGTGGAGGAGTAGATGGTCAGCCAGGTAGTGTGTCGGCTGATAATGCTGGACAAAATGCAGGAAATATGGTTACTGAGGCTACTGGACTTCAAGGTTTAGGGGATAGGTTCGGAATAATGGTTGAGTTTTGGACTAATCTTATGAGAATGGTTGGAGCTCAATTTAAGTTTATTGGAGCTTGGGCAATCATATTAGGGAAAGCTTTTGCTTGGTTACTTGATAAAGTATTCATTCCATTCAATCCAATTATTGAAGCCATAGGTGATGCATTCGGGGTAATAACTGATTATGCGGTTGTTATGAGTGATGCTTTTATGGATTTGGCGATGGGCGGTAGTTGGGATGATTTTGTTGCTATTTGGAAAGACTCATTATATGCTTTAGGTGAAGACTTTGCTGGACTTATTGCAGGATGGTGGGAGGGCATTGAAGCTAATTTTGCTAAGGCTTGGGAAACTCAAAAACAGCAATGGGCTGATTTCTGGGCTTTATTTCAATCAGGTTTAGAAGCTGTAGGAAATTTCTTTACTACGTGGGTTGTTGATCCTATTCTTAATAGTTTTAGGTGGTTAGGAGAACAAATTACGGGTTTCATTCAAGGTATTTTAGATAAATTACCTTTCGGTCTCGGTAAAGATAAAGATAAAGGTAAGGCTAATGGCGGAACAGTTATGGCTGGTCAATCTTATACTGTAGGTGAGAAAGGCCCTGAAACTTTTACTGCGGGATCAACAGGAAGTATTACCCCTAATGGTGCTGGTGGCGGTGGCGGTAGTGTTACCATTAATATTAATGCTATGGATGCAAGTAGTATTGATGCGGGAGTGATTGCTAAGATCAAGAATGCAATAGAACAATCTACTAAGAGAAGTATCTCAGGTAGAACAACAGAAATGGTAGGTGTATAAATATGACAAATCCAACAGTTCCGTATTTGGCAGGAGTAGAAATGGTAGGTTGTAATCTTGTGAGAGTTAGCAAACCCGCAAATCTTATGCCAATGGCAATGCCAACTTTAGATAGTGATCAAACTTTATTATTTGATTTTGGCGGTAGTGTTTTAACAACAGAAGTTGCTGGAACTTTCGCTGATGCCGATATTGATTTTATTAGAAACTTCATTAATACGTTTGAAAGTATTGCTTCAGGAGATCAAACTGGTACGATTCCTTTTACTAGCGATATTACTGGGACTATTGATGTTATGATTAATGGTGTAGATTTTACTTTAAATCAGCCTGGTAATAATTTATCTTATTCGATCAAACTAACGCAAGGAGTATACATTTAATATGGGAACGATGGCTAGTTACGTGGAAGTGGACGGCATTGAGGTATCCGATAAATGTAAACAGTGGCAAGATGATTCTAATTTTGGCGAGGAAATAAGAGATATAAAACTTATTTTTAATAAAAATGTTTATTTGGATATTCCTGATTTTAATAATGGTATGTCTTTAAAGATTTGGCGTGGTGAAGTAACTTCTAAAGATGAATTTGTTTTTGATGGTTATATTGATACAGTAAATAAACAAGGAGTATTTATTGAGGCTATGGGTAAGGATAAAATGATTGATTTAGTTAATGCTAATGTTTCTTATTCTTATGATGGTGCTAGTAATCCGCTTACTGAAGGAAAAGGCAGTTGGATTATGACTGATTTAATTGAGACTTGGGGCGGTATGACTGCGACGGTGGTCGATACTGGTACTTCGCTTATTATTGAAAAGTTTATTTGTAATGATACTGATGTTTTTTCTCGTTTGCAAATGATTGCTGAAATTTATGATTATATGATTTATTATGATGCTGATGATGGGACGGTTCATTGTGAGCCTAAGGGTTATTCTGATAACACGACTGATTTGGTTGTGGGAGTTAATATCACTACGGTTCCTAAGTGGACGTTTGACAATACTCAATGTGTTAATAGACTTACTGTTAAAGGTGCCGTTCAGCAAATTGAGACTAATGAGTTATTTAATGGTGATGGTGTGACTACTAAGTTTGTTCTTGCTGCAAAACCTACTGTTGTTAAAGTTTTCGTTAGTGGTGTCGAACAAATTGCGGGAGTGCGTAATAGTACGACTGGTAGTTACGATTATGGTGTTGATAAAGAAACTAGAACTATTACTTTCTTGTCAGGCAGTATTCCTGCTAGTGGAGTTAATACTGTTGATATTCAGTATACTAAAAGTATTCCTGTTCCTATTGCTGTAGAAGATACGGACAGTCAGGCTAAGTATGGTCTTAAACAAGCCGTTAAACATTTTAGTGATATTCAAAGTGTAGAAGATGCGGAAAGTAGAGGTGATACTTTTTTAGCTAAGTATAGTGTGCCTTTTGTGATGACTAATTTACCTATTGTTGGATTGAATGATTATGAAGCGGGTCAAAGAGTTAATGTTATTGATAGTTATAATAATGAAAATCGTAGTTTGTTAATTAATAAGAAGAGTAGAAAGTGGCCTGGTAAGATTGATACTCTTGCTATGGGCGATAAGGATTGGAGACTTGCTGAATGGGGTAATTTTACTATTGAGAGAGTTAGACGTTTGGAAGAGGAAATGCAAAAGAATAATGATTTGATTATTTCTGTTAAGAAGTTTACAGGGGATTTCTTTGGTGATAATCGTTACATGGCTATTTATAAAAGAACTTTAGTTGGTGGTTTTGTTCTTGACAGTACAGTTCAGGGTTTGTTAGGTAACGGGTCTAGTAAGTTAGGTGATGGTACTACTGCTGCTAGTCCTTCGTTAATTAGGCTTATTCATCCTGAGGATTTATACGTGGAAGATTTTATTGATACTGATTTTAAAGATAGTAGTACGACAGCTAATTGGGATACGGTTAATGGGAGGTTGGAGTTCATATGAGTAATGCTGAAGGTGAATTTCCTAAAAGTCCTGGGTTTAATCTGTTTGCTAGTGAAGTAAATGAGAATATTACTCCTGTTGGTGGAATGGTTGCTCTTGCTAAGAGTTTAAGTGGAAGCATTAGTCTTCCAAGTAATTGGGAGGAGTGTAATGGTCAATTAATTAGTGATAGTGATAGTGTATATGATGGCGTGACTCTTCCAAATATTAATGGTAATAATCAGTTTTTAAGAGGTAGTACTACGAGTGGAAGTTCGGGTGGTTCGGTTAGTGCTAATTTCGATCACGATCATACGGTAACTACTGTAAGTACTGGAACTAGTGGTAGGGATTATCGTCCGCTTACTAGTGCTAGTGTTGATGAAAAAGAAATGGATATTGATACTTTGCCCGTCTATTATGATGTGGTTTGGTGTATACGGATTAAATAAAGATGGCAAGTGATATAGAGGGAAGTTTCCCTAAACAAAACGATTGGGATTTGTATGCTAGTGAGGTTAATAATAATTTGATGCCTGTTGGTGGAATCCTTGCTTTTTATACTGGTGGAACTGGTGTTAGCATTCCTGGTAATTGGGTTGAATGTAATGGTCAAGTTTTAATCGATAGTGATAGTCCTATTAATGGCGTGACTATTCCTTTACTTAATAGTTCTGATGATGATGAAAGAAGTTTTTTAAGAGGTAATAGTACTAGTGGTGGTACTGGTGGGGAATATGATAGTGCGGTTAGTAAACACAAGCACACTACAACTTATACTACTACTTCTCTTGCTAGAAGGATTACTATAGGTGATAGGACTTATCCTACTTTAAGTTTTAAGACTCTTGATAGTTTAACAGCTATTAATATTTTACCTACAAGTATGCAAATGACTTGGATTATGAGGATTAAATAAAAATGAGTTACGAAGCAAATCATCAATGGCCAAAAAGCAATCCTTATGTTTTACACGCTGACGAAGTTAATAATGATATTACTCCTATGGGTAGCATTATTCCGTGGCTGAAAACTTTAACTAATACTCCTACTTTGCCTAGTAATTGGGTTGAGTGTGATGGTACTGTTATTAGTGATGTTTCTAGTCTTATGAACGGTTTTACTCTTCCGTTATTGAATGGAAGTACTGAAGATACTAAATGTTTTGTTAGAGGTGGTGATGTTGTGGATGGTAGTGTTGAAGGTCTTAGCACTGCTGATTGTACTCACAGTCACGGTACAGATAATGGCTTTGTGAGAAGTCCTGTTAGTGGAACTCCTTGTTTAAGAGACATTACAGTTGATGAAGAAATTTTAGAAATTGATATAGTACCTCCCTATTATGAAGTAGTATGGATTATGAGGATTAAATAAAAATGACTAGTATAGAAACAGAGATGGCATTATTAAAATCACACATTGAAGAAACTACTTGCAACGTTAAAATGTTAGTTAAAGTTATCACTATAGGAAATGGTACGCCTAGTTTAATGAGTCGCATTGACGCTATTGAAACGCAAAGCAAATGGATTCCAAGTTTAATAACTTATATGAATAAGAGCAAGGGTGCAATAGCATTAATTTGTGTTTTAGGAGTGGGTGGCTTATGGGCTTTAGTGAGGTCTTTTATTTAATGGATGCGAACCCTGAATTAGAAGATATGCTTAATAATTTAAGCGAAGAAGATGTGAAGCGTCATAGGAACGTTGATTATGATTCTTTATTTAAATGTTATTTTGTGTATTTAAAGGGTTTTAAAAACTATGACGATTTTAAAAAGGTTGTAGTAAGCATAAGAAGAGAGATCGTGTTGTTTGAAAAGGCTACTAAACTACCTATGGATGAGTATTATAAGGAGTTAGAAAGCATAGATAAAGATTATGGCAACTAAAGGTAGTAAACGGATTAGTGAAGCTAGAGTTAAAAGGTATGCTGTAGCTACTGGAGCGGTGGGGGTGCCTTTAGCGATAGTGTTATTTATGTTAATGAGTAGTTTAGGTGTGATGACTGTTGATAGTGCTAACGGTACTATGCGTTGTGGCGGGGAAGTATTATGTGAAACTTATTTGAATGGCGTTAATTTTAGTGCTGACGTTTTTATTGAACCTATGAATGGTACTTGGGGTTTAGATGCTAATCCTAGTAACAGCGTAGAGTGGATTAAACTTTATCGTAGTTGGGGTAAAGGATGGAGAGAAATTAAACTTAATGAAACTTGCAAAGGTACTTGGTGTGGAGCGAGTGATAATAGTGGCGATACTAAATACAGTTTTGCTTTCAGAAAAGGTAAGAGTTACAACCTTAAATTTGTAGCACAAAAAGATGAGTATAGCACTGTTCATTGGTCGTTTAATCCAAAAGGTGATTGGTTACCTACTAAAGTTAAGAAGGATAAGAAAGATAAGTTACCGCCTTTAATTACTAAAGAACTTGATTGTGAAATCATTGAGGATACTAATTACGTGGGTTATAATTATACTTGTTTAGGAAGTTATACTCCTGGAGTTAAGACTGCTGAATATAATGTTACTACAGTTAAGCACGTCCCAACTATTTTTAATAATGCGACTGATATAAAAAATGGAACTCCTTATTATACTAATCTTACTACGTTAATTGGTTATAATTATACTGAACCTTATTGGAATGTAACAGTTATTTTTAATAAGACTTATGTGGGTTTAAAGAAGGATACTCCTAAGAAGAAGGATCATTTGAATGTTTATCGTTTGGAACGTAAAGAAAAGAACGGTACTATGAATAAGACAGTTAAGTATAAGTTTAAGACTAAGGAAGAAGTTGAGAAGTTAAAAAAGGATTGGAAAGAAGAAGTTTGGGAGCATGATGGTTGTTATAGTAAAAAAAACAAGACTTATTATGATTGTTATGTGGAAGAAACATTCTCTAAAGTAGGTTACACTAACGTTATTCCTTTAGGAATAGTTTACAGTGGAGACGTTCAACGTATTGGTGATGCGAGTACAATAATTAATTTTACGGAAGAAACAATCATAGCGAATGATACAGTTCATGATGTGTTTGATTATGAAGTGGAAGCGGGAAGCACTTGGCAAACAGGAATTGTTGCAGGTGATGGTGTTGTTGGAACATATTTTAAGTGTGATGATGCGACTAATGATTATGTTAGAAGTACAAGTCCTGATTTGTTCTCTAATGCTTATGTAAGCAGTACAGGTCTCACTTTTTGTAGTTGGTTTAGAACAACTATGACCACTGAAAAAGCAATAACCACTAATGAAGGTTGGATGAGCCTTATGGTTAATGATGGTGGTTATGCTAATAAAGTTAGATATTTAACTGACGGTGCGAGTGTTGTTAGTTTGTATTCAAATAGTTCTCAACCTACTTATGATGGTAATTGGCATCACGCTTGTGTAACAAGAAATGCTAGTTCAGGTTATTCTTCTTCTTATTATGATGGTGAATTTGTAGGAACTAAAACAATGGCTAGTCCTAATTTTGACGGTACTTCAAACAGATATTTTACTATGTGTGGTGCTACTTATATACCTACTGACCTTGTACCTTTAACTGGTGATGTTGATGAAATGAAATTCTTAAATAGAACTTTGACTACTTCTGAAATTAGTGATATGTATGATGAAGAAAGTGTTGGTACTCGTTGGACTGGTGACACTAGTGGTTTGAGTTTATGGTGGCAATTTGAAGGTAATCTTACTGATATGAGTGGTAATGGTGTTGCTGCTAGAGATGGTGTTAATCAAGGAAGTGGAACGAGTGTTTATGGTGGTAGTAATAGTAAATCTAGTTGGTGGACCAAAGCGAATGATACTGTTGTGAATGGTCAAGTTATTTTAGATGCTGTTGATGATGAAGTTCAATGGGCTGAAGCAGATTATCAAAACTTTGCTGAAGATGAAGATTTTACTATGGAATTATGGGTTAGAACGCCTAGTGAAAGTACTGTTGTAGAAGGTATTTTAGTTAATGGTTATGACCAGACTACACCTCATTATCCTTTG